ATTTAACACCTAAATCTAAAGTTAAAATCTTAGAAAACTTATCTAAGTAAAAATGCTTTATACGTCTATTATCTAAAATAGGCTCTAGGTTATTAATTATAACGCCTTCGATATCAGTTTGTGTTTGGAATGTAAAACTTGTTTTGTCTGTTGTATATTCTTTATATATTATGCCATCATTGCCGTATAAATTAGTACTAGAATACTTTCCTGTTGAGTCAATCAAATCAAAGTATCTTGATATACCGCTTGATATTCTGTTTACACTCTTAACTTTAATAATGTCTTGACTAACTCCTAATGGAGCAACATTATAATCTTCTCCAGTAATCATTCTATTCTGTGTATAGTATGTTGCAGGAGCATTTTGCTTAATGCTTAGATTTGATTCACTTGCTGCACTATTAGATACAGAATATTGTAAAGACATTGTTAATGTAAGTTCTTGTACTTTACCTGTTTTACTCAAATACGGTATGTTTATAGAGATATTTGTTAATGCAGCTGGAGAAATAACCATTCCTCTATTTTCACTTACTCTATAATAAGTACGGAATGTACCTTTTGGTAAACTTCCAAAAACACCATCTGAAAATATAAGATTAATTCTATCATCAATTCTTGTTAAAACACTGTAAATGTCTCTGATCTTCTTATTAAGACTGTTGTATATAACGTTGTTGCCTTCAACTGCGTCTACCTTTGTCCAAGAATCCACTTCATTATTATTAGAATCTAATTTGTAAAGCCAAACATCTGAGTCGTTAATGTTAGTAGCATCAATTGCTACAGTTTGATTAGGAACAGGTTGTGTAATTGAGAACTGACCGTTTTCTAAACGCCCTTGTCTAAAGTGTGCAAAGAAACCGGAGTTAGAACTGCCAGCACCTTGTGCATCATCTCTATATAAAAACGCAAAGTTGTTTCCAGGAATTGGTGGTTCTTCTTGTATGTTGCCATCGTCTATATCTGTTGACACAATTTCAAAACCAGTACTTTTACCTTCAACTGGCTTTTCAAAACTAAACACAGGAACATCTGTGTTAACACCGTTAACTCTATATTGTTCTGTTGCTACTCCGCCTACCATTTCTTTTTTGTTTGGTCGACCAAACACACCGTTAACTGGAAGTGCTGTGTTTAATACCTTAACAAACTGTTCATACCAATTAGTATTAGTGCTGTCGTTCCATAATATAGTTTGACCTTGCAAGTTTCTACCATTTGAATCAATAACGTCTTCAGTTGTACTAACACTAGTGATTTTTAGTAAGCCGTTTGCTGCTTGATTTCTACGAGGATTATAATTAAGTAAACGTGCTAAACGGAGAACACTTTCTCTACGCTCTGCAAGTTCTAAAAAGTTTTCTCTAGCATTTAGGTCAATACGGAAAGCAAGGTTTTGACCTAAGAAAGCAATCAAGTCAATTAGTGCTAGATATTCGCTTGATTCTATATAGTCGTTAAAATCCTCAGGATAATTAGTCCTAAGGTAGTTGATCATTGTTCGACGTAAATTGTCAAAGTCGTATGATTGAAAATCTGCGTTGCGGAAGGTTTGGTATACACGCTTCCAATCTTCTGCAACTAGTAATCTATTCTGTCTATCTGTCGCTGACATGTGCTTTCCTCGTTATAATGTATTTATTCAATTTAAAATATGCGTATATAACTTAGGAAAGTAATCCGTTGTCTTGATCAAACTGTAACCGCATAGTTTCAGCTATACTGTAATTTAAGTAAACTAACACACATTCTATTTGTAAACCGCTTTCGTATTCTTCTACTATTACTTGATCAGCTTGTACTCTTGGATCGTAATTAATAATATCTTCTACATTTTCAACAATAGCAGCTTTAAGATTCTCAGTTAACGGATCAAATAAAACGTCCCAAATAATTGTTCCAAATTCAGGTTGTTCTAATTTTTCACCTTGCCGTATGTGAAAATGATTTATTATGTCTTGTTTGATAACTGCAAGATCATATAATTTGTTACCAATATTTTCGTTGCTAACTGAACTAATCGATCTGTACGTAGCAGACGATGATGGTTTTTGCTGACTTTGTGGTACATCAACAATTACCCGTTTATATAAGTTTTTTTCTAAAGTGCTCATAACGTATTTATGTTAAACAATTTGTCCAGTTTGTTTAGCATTCCTTAATGCTGCTACTAATTCTTCAGTAGATATTAATGACTTATTCAGCCCATCGCCTGAGTAATAACTTTCTCCAGGATTTACAATTCGCTGTGATCCTTGTGTTTTATTAATTACAGGCATACTTGCCCATTCTTGAGCAATACTTTTTGCCATTGCTGCTTCTGACTTTGTACCTTTAATAAAATCGTTAATTTTTCTTCTACTTAATAATTCCTTGGCTGCTCTATCTTGGGCATCTTGATTAAATAATTCATCTTCGGATATTGCTACTCCAATAAGGCTTTTAAGTGTCTTTCTAATAAACTGATATCTTCCAACAGCAGAGCTTGCTGAGCCAGCTGCAACACTGTCATCTTGCCACTGTTGAACTTCTGCTACTGTCATCTGTATAAGCGGCTTAGGTGTTGATATTTTAGATCCACTGTAAATAGTATTATACCCAGAACTTTCTGCATTTCCGATAACATCTAGTAAGTTTCCAAACGCTCCAACAGCAGAATAGTTTGCTGGAGGGAAGTTGTTTGGACTAGATGTTACTTGTGATGTTCCGCTTCTAGCTGTAGTTGTTGCAGTACCTGTCGCAGATCCGCCTGTTCCGCTAAAGTTAGCTGTGTTTAGACTTTTTCTAAAAGTATCAACTGCATTTATAAGGGAACCTGATTGTGTTGAATTGGTATTTAATACATCAGTTTGGATTGGCTTAAATGCCATTGGATTTAAGTTTTCATGATGTGGCCAAGGTTCGTGGCTTGGCATACGTTTTACTATTGACGAAACATCAGATGCTACAGTTGTTCCAGGAGTTACTTTTGGAACAGCATGTGTGTTTAACGGTACAACTGGTGTTGCATCCTCTGCGTCTGTTGATGCTGTAGCAGGAGTAACGTCTCCGCTATTCATATTAATGTTTACACCTTGCTGTTCTATATTCGCCGAGGCTTTAATATTAACGGCGCCTTCTGATGCAGAAAGATACGTATTTTTACCACTAGCATGTAGATTGGCATCTGTGTTTACATGTAAATCATCCACTGCTTTAATATGTCCTTGTACATCTGCTAATATGTATAAATTTGCATTTGTATGATGATGAATATCGCCTTCAACTAAAGTTTTTTGGTATCCAGTAACTTTAGTTTCTTGATATCCTGCAACTTCAGTTTTCATATTTTGTTCAACAAGTATATTAGTATCGTATTTGCTTTCTATTTGTACATTGCCGCTTGTTCCGCCTTCGGCAGATCCGTTAGTTGCTCTTGCACTTGCACGAATATTAACATTTCGGCCGCCTTCAATATTAACATCTCTATCAGCACTTAAATTAATATCTGCATCGCTATGTATACTAATACTATCTGATCCGTAAATATCTATTTTACCATCACTGGTTAATTCTACCCATGCTGTGCCACGAGAATTACCAATATAAACAAAGTCTTCTGTGTTGTGCATTACAATTTGATGGCCTGTTCGTGTTCTAAAACGTACTAGCTCATTGTGAAGTAATGTTCTATCGCCGTTTTTTTCGCCGGCTTCAACATTTACATAATCTGGAGGTCCTTCACTAGCATGTGTTTTTCGTATTAGTGTATTATCTCCGTCATCCATTACAAAACTTGAACCTCCAAGTCTGTTAACAAATACACTTTGCGACCCAGGTCCAGCTGCTAAACCTCTTAGTGAAAAATCACGTTTATCTACTGGTCCAGGAGTGCTTATTCCAAAAACACTGCTAGGTACTTCTCGCCTAGCACTTGTCGAAGTTGTTCCTCTATTATCGTCGTTTAAAAGACCTTGGACTTCTAATACTTGTGTAAAATCTTTATTGTATGGTTTTGGAAATTTAGTTGGATCTCTTGCTTCGCCTTTTTCGATGTACTTGTTATATTCACCAACAGGAAGTTTTTGTCCTTTTATATTATTCGGTGTTCCGTCGGTTGTAATTGTTGTACTGGCTTTACCGTCAGGCACCATAAAATTCATATGTTTATCTTGTATACAACCTATCCAATAACCTTGTGATACATCGCCTTCAGCAAAAATTACTAATACTCTTGCGCCTGGATCTGGCGGAACTGCCCAAAACCCATAGCTTTTTTGAGAACTTGCATAACCGTCATTTGGTGTTGTATGGTTAGGATTTGTTACTCCATAAAATGGGCTGAGGTATTTTACTATAACACTAGTACCTATTTTATTAGGTATTGAACCTGAGCTGCCTCCTTTGAGTATATCTACTTTTAAACTTCCCATATAATGAGGGTCAAGGTTACTAACCACAACTGCTTCATATGGTCCAGGTCCTATTGATTTTTCTAATTTTTCTCTATTAGTTCTTTTACTTTCGCCGGACATTACTGCGGGCCTCCTGTATTTGGATCTGATTCTTCAGGTGTTGTTGGTAGTGTAGTAGTAGGTTGATATGTTG